GAACTGTCATGTTAACACTCAAGGTAGATGAATCAAGAATTACAGGTCCGTAAATCTTATTCAAGTTACCAATCATATCAAAATTAACATTAAGTGATGTTCCTGTTAATACCATTGCTGCATTACAACTAGCTGATGATATTGTACCACATAACTTATTACCATAACCAATTTGGTCAATAGTCAAGTTTAGTGTGTCACCGGCTTGATCGATTTTTATCTCGTTATCATTAGCTCCGACAGCCCATAATATAGTCGGGGTTAATAATGTAAGAAAAAATATTTTATTCAATATTTTCATCTTCTTTATCCTCTTCTATTATTGTTTCCTCTACAAGAACAATGTCTTTTCCATCTAAGACTTTCTCAATCTCTTTTTTGATCACTTTTTCAGTAATCGGCCAAGTGATGGTCCAGAATCCTTTTTCATCACCTTGTAGAATTAATTCGTAAACAGCAGCTTCAATCGCTGATCTAACACTTCTGGTTACACTCTCGTTCTCTGTCATACCATCTTCTATTTCTACAAGTCTAGTATCCAGTTCAACAAATTTAAAAACATCATAACTTGTCGCTACCGACAATATAGTTTTTGATGTTTGTACATTTAATATAATCTCACCTGTAAGTACACTCACAGCTCTCAAATGAACGACTACGATATCTCGTCTATAGGCTTGTTGACCACCTATGCCAAGATATCTCGCTCCACGCCCTCCAGTTTCTATGTTGGTATCATACCCAACAATTCCACCTTCAAGAATAATTCCTGCAAACAACATAGGTGCTAATGTTGTTTTTTCTTCAAATGCTTCTCTAGTATTTTTAACTATTTGGCGTTCCCTAGTTAAGTGATCTAAACCTAGTCTTTCAACAACTCTAAACCATGTACCATCTCCTGCAGTCTTCAATGCATCTATTAACATTGATCCTGTACCTTGTGATACAGCTGTACTAAACATAGCAGCATTACCTTTCTGTTTTCTCTGACCAGTTTGATCATTGAAAGAATAAACAGCAACTACAGGTTTTTCTTTTGCTGCAGGTAAATTTAATAACTTTTGATGTGTTGGAAGTTCTATAGTAATAGGTGCTTCTACACATTGAACAAACTCAGCACAACCAGTCGCATGAATCCCACCAGGACCTACAATAGAAGCACAACTACTCAATAATAGTAGAAGTATACTTATCTCTAGTGTTCTTCTCATCTGTTTATCCAAATGTTCCGTTTCCTACAGGTATCGTAATTGTTGTTTCTGAGCCATCTGCATCGACTACTTTTAATATTATAACATCTTCACCAGTAACACAACCAGCCATTGTAGATGTATCACAAGTTGTTTGTTGATATGATACTACATTTCCTTCTAAAGTAAAACTACCGAATGAAGCTTGTGTACAACCTGGGTTTACTGTTGTATCACATTGTTTAAATAATTCTTCTACTAATTGTTTACTTAGTTGAGCATATATTCTTGATTCTAAATTCCTCATGAACTTGGCCATGACTGTATTTTCTTCTGCTCGTTGAGCTGATAATAACGCTGAATCTATTTTTTCGGTTATAGCATCTCTCCTAGACTTTTCTTGATTCTCAATAGTCAAATAGTGAGCTGATATTCCAGCACCACTAAAACTAGGACTTTTAAATTCATGAACCAACTCATCACCGAATATTGTTGTGATCATCAATAAACATAATATACTACTTACTTTTTTTAACATTTTTAACTTCTGCCAAAGCTTCTTTTTCTTTAGCATCCTCTAATATCTCTTGTCTTTCACGATACTCTAAGACAACTTTCACTTTCTGTTGTAATCTTATCATATCATTATCTAACATTCGATTCGCGTCTATACATTTAATAAGAGCGTAATGCATAGTTTCTAATTCTGGTTCTAATTTATCAGTTATGTATTTCCATACAAAATATATGAAATATCCCATACCAAGAGCCATGATAATAGGAAATCCAAATTCATTTATTGCTTGTGATAATGCATCCATTCCGTCCATCAATCTCTCCTCACATCAAGTTTAACATTTTGAGGAATTCCTTTCTCGTTTGTTCTATAATTTTCTGCTCTTGCAATTCTATCAATGTCTGGTGTTAAATCCAAAGCACTACCAACTAACAAATCAATTTTTATCAATTCATTACTACCAACTCTAGCTCGGTCTTCTAACATCTTACAGAAACCTGTTAATGTTTTGATATCATCTATCACTCCGTCTAAAATCTGTTTTAGAACTAGAAAGATGAAGAATCCCATTACTAATGCACCTGCGATAGGAGCTCCGACCTCTGTGATCAGTCCTAATATATCCATTTTATAATCTCCATTACTATAGTAGTATTTATAAAAAAAGGGAGACTAAAGCCTCCCTTTTTAAATATTTAATTTATTTAAATTGAGAATGATTCACCACAACCACAATAAGCAGTTGCTTTTGGGTTAATAAAGGTAAATCCTTCATTGATACCCTGATATTGATAGTCAAGTTGCATACCATGTAGATATTCTACTGATTGTTTGCTTGTCCAGATACTGAATTTTCCGTAATCCACTTCTAGATCATTATCTAAGTTTGGTTTTCCTTTTAAAAAATCAAACTCATATTTAAAGCCATTACAACCACTACCTTTGACACCAATTCTAATATTTCTATTATCAGCTTTTGATGTCTTCTCAAGAAGCTTTGTTACCGCTTCATCTGTTAACTCTACAAACATCTATTCTTCTGAATACAATGTCCAAAGTCCATATACTAAAGCAGGCCATGCCAATAATTTGACAATAGGTGCTGCAACTAAGACCAATAGTGATATACCCACTATAGTCAAGCCGTCCCATGATGTTCTTTCAGCTAATCTAGCCTTTATGAAATCTATCATATTTACTCCTTTTTTTTGGTTTCCCAAGTATATTTATAACAGTTATGGCGTCAATACAGGCCAAATTGACCTATCTTTGTATGTTTCTAATATCTTTTTTGTCGGACTGTCTTTTGATATTTCTTCAATACCTAATAGTCCTGGATTTGCATTTATCTCTAAACAGTAAGGTAACTCATTTTCTCTATCTTTTGACGGTATTAAATCAACACCAACAATTCGACCTTCAAATTCTTCTGCTATTCTAATCGATTCAGTTCTTTCTAGTTCTGTTAATTCTAGTGATTCTGTTTTAGCACCCATAGAAGCGTTACTTCTAACATCATCTTTCATAACTATTCTTTTCATAGCAGCTACGACTTCTCCTTCACAAACAATTACTCTTATATCCCAATCAGTTTTAATGTATTCTTGAATTATAATAGGTAAGTATTTATTATATAATAAGGTCATTTGAATCAATGCTTTCAATGATCTTAAACTTTCAACTACTACAACACCTACACCTGTTTGTGTACCTGTTGATGATTTTAATATTACTGGAAAGTCTGTTTTTAATTTGTTAAACGATTCTTCTACTGTTTCAGAATGAGTAATTGCTACTGTCTTTGGTGTTCGTATTTGATGATGTAAAAATTTTAGATAACTCATGTATTTACTATTACATAAATCATAACATTTGTTTGAATTGATAATAAAGTATCCTTCTTGTTCAAGATTGACAATCATGTCATACCAATTTCTACTACCCGTAAAACCTAATGTACCAATTCCTCTTGGCATTATAATAGTATCTGCTGGATTAATCTTTATTGGTTTTTGTCGTTTTACTTCACCTTTTGAATCAGGTAAAATAACTGCTCCTTTATCATCTATTGTGAATGCATTTATTGTATGACCACTACTAGTTTTTTCAATATCTAAACCGACAAAATCAGCTACATAAGTTTTTAAACCTAAACTATTAGCTATTTTTTCTATTAATTTACTACCACTATCACCAGGTTCACTTCTAGTATCACGAACTCCCGCTTCTGAATGAGTAAGTAGAAGAATATTATATGGTTTAATATCTTCTTGTAGATTTACAAATTCTTTAAGACTTTTCATTTACTTTCTTCTCTAATTCTTCTATTCTTTTCATCACTAATGGATAGTCAGCTTCAAACTTTGATTGTTTTTTAGCTAGTTCTATATCGTATTTATCAGATAAATACGCCATAAATGAATCTAATTTTAGTTGAAACCAGATACCGAAGTTAGTAGTTCTAAACCAATTATAGAAACTTGATCCTATAACAGAAGAAAGAATACTTTTTAATGATAAGATGATAAGAAAGTTCATCTACGAAATCTCAGATGCATTCAGATCGTCTTCTAAATGTAAAATATAATCATCAATATTATGATCAGCTATTAAATCTAATCTACCTTTAACAATAGTGTTTAATAATGACCAACCCTTATCTCTAATTCTTTCTGTTGACCAACGACCAAGATTAGTTACTTCACCTGTTGATTTAATATAATAACATAAACCCGTGTGTCTCCAACGAAGTGCTGTAGGTACACAAGGTACTACATCATTATTATTTACAAATCTTTGATGATTTAAATGTTCATCACACCATTTACTGAAATTTGGTCCACCAGCTCGAGGTGACCCAAATGTAAATAAAGTATCTACATCTACACCTCTAACTTCTAGTCTTTGTCCTAGAATAGTTGCCATAGCTCCACCTAGTGAATGACCACATACCCATATATCTTTTTTATCACCAAATTTATTAACTAATACTTCCACATCTGAAAATACTTTATCAACTTCTTCTTTAAATCCTTGATGAACTTTATTACCTGAAACTGAATCAGCTTTAAATATTTCTAAGTCAGCATAGATATCATTCATCTCTGTTGGTTCTGTACCTCGACACGCGATTGCACAATCGTGTTTGTTGGTAAATACGAAAGTTTGAGCTCCTTCAATATCGACTAGAACAGCTTTAGTAAAACCTAATTTTTTCGCTTCTTTCTTAGCTTCAGGTAAGTCTAGATATGCTATACCAGCTAATTTAGCAAATAATACTCTTTGTTCTTTAATAGATAAATTATTAATAATCATTTAGCTACTCCAATGTTATATTTAGCAACTAGACTCCACTCATTTTTTTCTTTATGAGGTAATACTTTTATTTGACTCATTGGTGCTAAAGGGGTTGATGCTTGTTCTGGTTTAACTATTTTTAATAGTTTCCATTCTTCTAGTAATCTAGCTATCGCGTTTCGTCTAGCTAAATCATTTTCACTAATAGAAGAATCTTTACCATCTAATGCGAAAAGTTCTTTGAAGTGTACTAGATAGTACTTACTTCTTTTATGTAATATATGACACGACTGATAAAGAGTCCTATCTTTTCTAGATGCAACACCAATCCTTGTTAATGTTTCTCTTATCTTAAGAAAATCATCATTCTCTGCAAATGCTATTTCTAACATATCGTCTATGTCATAACTCATAAGTTATCTCACTCCACCTTTATTCATTTTCGTTTTTAGAATCCCGATTTGTTTCTTATTCAATATATTTAAATATTCTTCTGCTTTTTGTCGGGATACCAAATAGTATTCCATAACGATTATCAAATCGTCTTCTAATTCAGGTTTACTCCATTTAGCAAACCTTTTTCTTTTTCTAATACTATTTAGTAAATAATGATATTGTAACTTATGAGAAATATCAAAGTGTTTATTCATTTCATTAGAGTAGAGTACACAATCTTGATGATATGATAATGATCTATTTACTAGAAAAGGAGCGTATTCTTTCTCGTTAATCTCAGACATTATGTCTTTCTTAGTATATGTAATTGAATTTACAAAGTCAAAAGGATTCATATTGGTAATACTCCATGTGTTTTATTTTCATTAACAAATTTCAGTAATTCTGAAAAGTGATCTCCTATCCCTCTATTTCTACCAACCAATTCAATAGTGTTTTTAAAATATGAATTCAATACATCACGATATAACTTACCACCGTAAATGTAAATCTCATCTCTAAAGTAGTTTGTAACATCAGGTGGTCCTTTTTTAATTAATTCTTTTGATCTATCTTCATTCATTTTAAATTCATAATATGAGATAGTATCAGAAGAATGAATCAGACCTAACTCCGCTGACATTATCCAAACATCTACGGTATCAAGAAGATGTTCTTTACGAATCAATTTAAATGCTTTCCCTTGATAGATATCTATGGCTTTGTGAGTACCGGGAAGTTTAGATTGACAACAAGATACTATTAGTGATTTCATGTTATTTCCCAAGGAAATACAATCCAAGAACCATCGTGTTCTTGTGAATAAACTATCGGTTCAGTTTTTCCTAATTTACCAAACAAACAATACCCGATTACATTTGGCATTGTTGAAGGTTTAGTTCGTGATTTCTTTACAAAGTCCATCACTTTATTCATTGTATGACCAGTATCATAGATATCATCAACAATAAGTATTGTTGCACCTTCTGCATAGGGTTCAAGCTTGTCGGTCTCTGTTGCATTGTGAATCCAGTATGGATCTTTATCTGAACCGTCTCTAGTCTGAAATCCTATAATAGACATTGGTACATCTTTCACATTCGATATATGAGCAGCCATTCCAAGACTCCCACGATATATACCTATAACATGATCACAACTAATCCAATCAATAGCTTTCATGTCTTTAGCGTAGTCTGACCACTCGTAATAAACTTTATTGTCCTCAATCTTCATAATAGTCACTATTTATTTTATCCTTTATGGCTTCTAGTATTTCTAATAGACTTTCTTTTTCTTGTAAGTCTTCGTTAGTATCTACTTCTATTTCTATTTTTATTTTCATTATACATCTAATACACCTGGCCAATGTTCTGGAACTTTAGCTGGTGCTCTTTGTCTTGATAACCAATTCTTTAAGAACTCGTCATAAGTTGTTACTGACCCTAGACCAGTAGTGTCTACAGGATTATTCATTCTTCTATCTAATTCGATCATGAAATTACCGATTGTGTTTGTTACCCAAAACCATGGTGTCAAATATCTACCATGTATTCCAGTATCTGTTTCTTTCCAGAATCTTCTATCTCCGTTTACATTTTCTACTGACCATTTAGTTGAATCATTTATCAATTGCATCGGTTCTGTAATACCAAAGTCATTTAGTGTTTGTCTATCATAATCAAATATTTCATTGATAACGGGTAGTAATTGATCTGTGTGAATTTGTGATAATCCTTTCTTTGATCTATGTACTACATCAACATCAATATTTACAAATTCTTTGTTTCTATATCTTGAATAGAACCACGAAGATGCATGTGAAGATGAATCATAAGATAAGTTTTCAATAAAATCAAAGTAATCAGGAGAGATATAAAACGGAGACAACGCTTCGTGATTTCCAACACCTAATAAATGTACATTATTTTTAATGACATCAGGTATTTGATATTCTTTCATTGCGTAAATCATTTCACATCTATGTGCAAATGAATTACCGTTACATAATGAACTTGGAGCTACTCCACACACAAACATATCTATTTCATCATCTGATAAACCATTACATATTAATTCAATATATTCTTTATAAGTTTCTACTGACTGACCTTGTGATATCAACATCATCTTTGCTTTAGAATCTTCTTGTTTAAATACTTCTATTTGTCTTTTCACATTTGCTAATGTCGCCAAAGCTGATCTTTTAATATCACTTCGATCAAATCTTCTACCAAGAAGTGATGCCTTCATTGAGTTACCACCTATAAGTGATAGATCAAATTCAATAGGTATTTCATCAAAGATCATTGCTACATCACAATATTTTGCTTGATGATGATATACTTTATCTTTTAATTCAGGTGTGATACCTTTTGATGTTCGAGCCATTTGTAAACCACCCGAATCAGCAAATAGTCTGTGCCAAGAATCATTCATTGTTTCAGTCATTGTGACACCATGTTTTCTTTCTTGGTGAGCATTATAAAGTAATGAAAGATTTTGATTATTAAACTTAGCGTCTAAGTCTGCAATCTTTTGATTCATGTGATTAATATACGGTGCTGCAACTATAGGATTATAATATAAATCATCAATCCCCATAGTCAAACCTGATACTACATATTCAAACTTCATCGGTTTGCTAGACTCATAAATTCTGATCTTACAGAAGACTTATGAAAGAAATGACCACCTAGTTTAGATGTTGTCATACCTGAACTCTGATCTCCTATACCTCTAGACTTAACACACAAGTGTTCAGCATTAATTAACACAGCTATATTGTCTGTATCAAGTATGTATTGTAAAGCATAAAATATTTGTTCTGTCAATCTTTCTTGAACTTGTGGTCTTCTTGCAAAGAAGTTTACAATCCTGTTTAACTTAGAAAGTCCTACAACTTTATCATTAGGTATGTAAGCAACTTGTGCAAACCCATTAAAGTTTACAAAGTGATGTTCACACATTGAATGAAAGGTGATGTCTTTCTGTACGACCATTTGGTCATAACCCATTTTGTTATCAAAGACTGATACCTTCGGAAACTCGTTATAAGATAAACCTGAACAAAGTTCTGATACATACATCTTTGCTACTCTGTCAGCTGTCCCTGATATTGAATCATCTTCTCTATCAAGACCCAAAACATCAATAACAACTTCCATGTTCTCTCTGATCAGTTCAATCTTTTCCTCTTTGTTGAGATCACTCTCAACTATTGGTGTTTCAACACCGTTTTCAATTAGATAATTTTTTACTTGATTACCAAGTTTTCTATCTGTTTTCATTATTTTCTCCATTTTTTGTATGTGGTTTTGTCACATATAATATAATAAATCCTAACCAAAATAGTAAGGATTCTCTTTTGTTTCAAACCTATTAATAGGTTCTAAAACATTTTGTTGAAAATCAACTTGATACATAACACCGGCTTCTGTATCTATTGAATTTTCAAACTTTGTTGATGAGATGTTCATATCATCATCATAAAAAAGAGGACTTATTTCATTTCTAAATAGAAATAAATTCTCTTTGTCATATCTAGCACAACTAAATGTACCGTCAATATTATCTAACTTACCACCTAATAAAAGATGTCTGTGTAATAATTCTGTGTCCCAATCAACTGATCCATACTCATGTTTCCAATCTTGAACTTGATAGTCTTTAATAATACCATTATGCCATAGTAGATCATTATTGATATTAGATGGGTGTGTTTTTGGGTTATCTGTAGTTGGTGCTTGTACATGACCTAGATAATATGTAATGAATGGTCCATGATCTCCATCTTCATCATAATCAGTAATCACATTTTTAAAGTCACCTTGTCCTTCATTAGTCATAATATGAATAAGTGATTCAGCACTTGCGTAATGTCTTAGACCACCTGTAACAAATATAGATGTTGACCAAGCAAAGTTACCTCTGTACTGATTTAAATCAGCAAGTTCTATAAACTTTTCTTTATCTTTACTACCAAATATCGCACACATTATACTTTCCAATCTATATCTATATCATAAGGTATCGGATCCTTACGACCAACTTTCATAAAGTTCATTATTCTTTCAGCACATGAAGGACATTTACCACATGATATATCACCATTAGGATTATAACAAGTTAAAGTATGTTCAAGTAAATCAAACTGACCTAAATCAATTGCAACTTGAATTTCATCTGCTTTAGACATTTGACTAAATGGTGCTTCAATAGTAACTGAATGAGTTCTATTTTGTGATGCAACATTATTTAATGAGTCAACAAACTTTTGTGTTGTGTCCCAATAACCATATTCGTCATGTACTTGTAATCCTGTAATAACTTTATTACACCCTTGTACTTCTGCATGACTCATTGCTAATGACAATAGAATCATATTTCTAAATGGTACATAAGTTACTGGTTGAGGATCACCTAATACTTCTTTTATATCAGGCATCTCAACTTTTGTCCCTGATATGTTCGCTGACATTGGTTGAGCTATTTCACCTAATATACCTAAATTAAGTATCTTATGTTTTACACCCAACTTGTTTGTTAATTCAAACGCTTTCTCAATCTCAATTCGTTGTTTCTGATTGTAATCAAAAGTAATAGCACTTACATTATCTTTACCATACTTATCAACACACATCATTGTTGCAACAGAACTATCTAATCCACCACTCAATACTACTAATACTTTATCCATTATGTTCCTATTTGATTACCAAAGATATAACAATGTACTCTTGCTGCTACATTATATCCTCGTTCCATTGTTTGTATTGTTATTTCTTTAGCAAGGTCTTGTTGAGATTCTTCTGTCGCTCCTACAGGCATTATCCATATTGGATAGTTGACACCAACTTTTCTAAACTTGATGATTGATTCTTCAATCTCATTCCATGATTCGTCTGTACCATTACAGACAAACTTTAGTTGTCCGAATTCTGATAATTGATAATACTGTTTTACTATCTCTGGTTGAATTCCGTCTTTCTCACCAGCTGTATTCCAAAGTTTCGGACTGACTGAAAAGAACAACTCTGTAGTATGTTCAATACTTTGTAGATAGTTTTGAAGAATAGGATCAAGTGGTCTTGTACCATTTGACTCCCATGTAATATTAGTAAATCTTTTACGACCAAACAGTCTATCCATTTCTGTTAGAATCTTTACTGTATTCTTTTGAGCTGCTTTCATCAGAGGTTCTCCACCTGTAAAAGCTATATGTGTTTTTTCATCATACATTTGATCGTATAGTTTCTGTGCTACTTCTTCACAAGTTTCATTGTGTTGTATCTTAGCAAACTTCTTACTCCATGAATATGATGAATCACACCCATATTTCCATACAGGTAATTCTTCTATTACTTGAGTATCTATGATCTCAAAATCTTTGTATGGTAATTTATATGTTGAAGGATCAGTTGGATCATCTTGTCCAAACCCGTTACATTCAAGATTACATCCAAAGAATCTTAACCATGAAGTTGGAACTCCTGTGTAATGTCCTTCTCCCTGAATACTTTTAAAAATTTCCGAATACAGCACTGTTACTCCCATGTTCAAATACTCTGACTGATTTTACTTCTATTATTTTAGAAGAAAACTTCTCATAACAAAAGTTATATACAGTCTCAGCGAAAGCTTCACAACCAACATTGTCAAGAACTCTTAGATCAATCAATCCGTCTTGTGATAACTTTATAAACGATTCATACATTGGATCATCTGCAGCTATTACTGTCGTATGATCAAAAGTATCTTTTAAATATTGTTTCAGTACTCCTAAGTCACCGAAATCAATAACCCAATTTCTTTCATCTAATTCAGATGCTTCAAAAGTTATTTCAAACCCTAAAGCATATCCGTGAATCAATCGACAATGAGAATCTGCTCTCCATTGTCTGAAAGCACAAGAATGACCTGTCTCATTCCCGTATGTTTTAATTACTTGATATTTCAATTTAATTTACACTCCATCATTAATTCTGTCATACATGCTACCATGTTGACTTCTTGATCAGCAACGAATGCTGATTTATATGTGTAATCACTCAAGATGATTATTGCTTGAGGTACACTACTATTTTCCATTCTTGTAAACAAAGCATCATATATTTTTCTGTATATCGCTTGTGGATCATTATGTATATTTAGCGCTACCCATTTCCTCATTTTTGAGAATTCTTTATCTCTGATAAATCCTAAGACTTCAGCAAGATTTTCGTCATCTAAATTAGCAAGTACACCACTATCAATTTTACCTGATGCTGAATACTTTTGAAGTTCATTCAATACTCTACGAAAGTCTGGAAAGAATTTTTGTACTAATTGAACAACTACTTGTTCATTGAATTCTATATTCTCTGCTTTGAGAATAGTAAGTATTCTACCGAAGATACCATTTGCGATAGTTGGTTTCTGACTTGATTCTATAGTAAAATCAACAACACTACATCTTGAATGTAATGGTGCTATGATTCTATTCTTATAATTACAAGTGAATATGAATCTACAGTTCTTAGAATATTCTTCTATAAAACCTCTCATTGCTGGTTGAGTAGATTGTGGATTCAGATAATCTGCTTCATCAAGAATTACAATCTTTGGACCACCACCCAACGACACAGTAGAAGCAAATTGTTTGATTTTAACTCTAAGAGTATCAATATTTCTTTCTTCTGATCCGTTGATCATTACATAGTCAGCACCTAGTTCATTACATAATGCTTTTGCTACAGTTGTTTTTCCTACACCAGCAGTTCCACATAATAATAGATTCGGTATTTCTTTGTTGTTTACAAAATCCTGAAATATTTTTTTTGTTTCTTCTGGAAGAATACAATCATTAATATTACCCGGTCTGTATTTTTCAACCCATAAAAAATCTTCTTTCATATAGACTATACTTCATTGTATGTTGAATCAGGTTCTAATGCAATAAAGTATTCGACTGAAACATTTCTATTAGTAAAATGAGCTATTCCTTTTGATGATACAAAAACTGTATAAGCTCCACCTAAAACTTTAATGTTTTCCATTCTTAGAAACATTTCGTATGTTGAACCGTTACCTTGAGCAACTGTTCTACTATACACATTAGAAGTAGGATTCTTTTTGTCTTTGACTGTTAATTGAACAGTAGTACCATCACTTGAAAGAACCATGTCTGGTAAAGATAATACTGACGAAGCTTTGAGTAAGCTTTGTAATACATCTTCATCAAGATCAAAACTGATCTCTGGTTCAGGCATTGTTATATCTTTTTGTGGTGATATTACCATTTGAGGATCAGCATAGTAATATGTTACAGAATTATCTCCTTCTGTTACATTTACAGATTCACCATTAAATACAAAGTCTGGAGTATCAAATAATGATACTGCTCCTAAATATTCTGATAAATCATAGATTGAATGTTCTTTGTCAAAGCTTTCGTCTACGACTGCTTTTGCGAAGATATTCTTCATTGCCGATACAGTTGAAATTTCGTTACCGGCTTTTACTGTTATACCGCTGTTGATTGTTGAAAAATTATTCAACAAATTAAGTGTGTTATTACTTAGTTTCATTTTGATTCACTTTCTCCATTATTTAAATCATGCACATGAAGTGCTATTATACCATAATGTAAAACCTTCATTAAGTCTTTACGATTATAGCCATCTTTTTTACCATAGCGTTGAGCATACTTAAGAATGTTTCCAATACAGAAACCCTCACCATGTCCACCATCTATTATAAACTCTGTTGCTTGAAAATTATTACTAGAATAATGTTCACCATAAGTATTGTTGATATATTCATCAAGTTCTTTTATGATCCTATCTTCCGAATACTTATAATTAATTTGTTCTTTTCTCAAACTCATATATCTATTATACTACCGTTCTCTGATTTGTCAAGTTTCTTACGATCATATTTTGTTTTATCTTTTTGAACTTGAGTCTTCGCGTGATCTGGAGTTTTTTTTCTAACTTTTGTTTCAGGTTTTTTCTTACCAAAAATTCTCTCCCAATTATCAGCGTATGCTTTATCATTTGCGTCTGTTCTTCTACCTGAACCTTTACCACCATGCCACTTAGTCATACTTCTACGACATCATCATATCCTACTGTATAGAATACTGTTATTTCTTCACCTTTTTTAATTGGTCTTATTGGGTACAATTCTCTTTGATCACCATTATGATAATGTATGTTTGTATTAATAAAACAATTAGGTTTATCTGAATGATTAATAAATCCACCTAACGGTGTTCTTATCCACTCATGTCTTTTACTATCCCATATATGAGTTTCTCCTAAGAAAACTCCAGCTTTTAAATTTTCAACAGCGAATAATCCAAGACCATTTATTTTTGATTTTTTAATTGTTAACTCTTTGATAAGAGGTCTATAATGATGTGTTCCAAATTTCATAATGTATACCACTCTGGTGTTGATCTTTTTTTCCAGACACAAAAACTACTTTTCTCACCCATATAATATTTGTGATATGCTTCTACTGAATCTTCACCTTTGTATTCGTCTGGCATACATTGAGGTGGTTGATAAAAATCTTTATTCATAAGTATGTTCTTTGGTGGAGTTCTCAATGTCTCTCTTAATTTTAAATCAGTCAGGTGACCTTTACCATATCTAAATGTGTATTCATCACATAACGCTTCAAACAATCTATATAACCACATATAGTTGTTTACATTGTCTCTTACCCATATTGTACTTGGATGATTTTTATGTGCTTGTTTGTACATATACAATTCATCAGCTCTTTCATCACCATCTAGAACTCTATGAGTTGTACATAACATCTGAGCTGATTCAAGTAT